CTACCATAATTCGTTGAATTTATCGGCTAAGTTGTCATTTTTCTCAGGATTACGTTCGGTATAAATTGAAAGTGTCATTTGTGGATTTGAATGACCAAGAGCAGCAGAAACTTCTGAAAGTGGCACACCAGAATTTAATAGGTAACTAGCATACATATGTCTGAAAGTATGTGCAGTAAAATGACCAACTAAATATCCTAATTTAGCACGTTTTAATGTATTTCTTAATCTTAAAGAAATTCCAGTATTTACAAGCGGATTAAGATATTCGCTTTGTAATACGTATGTTGATTTTTCAAATGGCTTTCCATGCTTTAAGAACGCTTTAGATGTTTCAACTTTATATTGTTTCAATAAATTAGATAAACTTTGAGAAATAGTTATCTCTCTTATGCTTTGTTGTGTCTTAGGCGTACGTACTCCAATGTCATCTCTAGTGCGTTTAATGTTTATTTTTAAATTGTCTAAATCTATATCTTGCCATTGTAGCCCGCATAATTCACCTTGTCGCATTCCAGTTTGCTGCAACGTGTACATAATCACTTGAGTTAAAATTGGTTCTTTCTCTAATCGAGCATTGAACTGTTTTAACTCTTTTTTTGTCATGATTCGTTTTTCTTGTTTTCCAGTATCAGAAATTTTAACATGTGATAATTTGTTTCGTTTTAAAATACCATCATCAACAGCTTCATTCATGATTGTCATCATACGATGATGTACATTTAAAATTGTATTTCTCAAGTATCCTTGTTCTACCATCGGATTAATTAGCTTCGACATGTAGGTTGTCTTATTCAATGATGTTAGCTTTTCATTTCCAATTAGTTTGAAAATATGTTGATTAAAAGCTGTGTGGTAACTTCTTATGGTAGATGATTTCAACAGTTTTTCATGGCTCTTTATATAAGCAGTTGCGAACTGTTTAACCGTTATATTCTTATTTTTAACTAGATCAGTTTCATTTTCAGCTATCTGACTTTCTTCCTTCAAAGAAGCACGGTAAGCATCCATCTCTGTTTTAAATCCACGTTTCTGGGACTCTCTGCGTTTATGAAATGAATCATAGTAAGTTATACGATAACCCCATAAAGTACCTGATTTCAGCTTATATGAGAAAACACGTGGATGCTTTTTTGAGTATTTTAATTTCATTGTTTTTCACCTCCTTTTTCAAACGTGTGTTCTTTAATAGTTAAAACAAAAGTACCCGAATGGGTACAATGTGTTAATATAAATAACTGATGACTTTACCTCCAACAAGTCTGTCTCCAATAATTCTAGATGTGCGGCTTTGTGGGTTGATTAATGAAGTAGTGCCTGCTAACTTGTTTACAACTTTAGTTGCATTATCTAAACCAGCGAGTGTTGACGTTGGTGCCTTTGAAAGTCTTGAAGTTACTTCCTTGTTCATTCCAAGAATAGAATGACGTACTTCGGTTTTACCTAATCCTTTGTTAAGACCTGATAAGAGGTTAGTGTTTGCTTTCTTCATAATATCCAAATTGTTATCGTCCTGTCTGTTTAGGCAGGGCGTCTTTTTGTTTCCAAAAAGTTCAGACTATATCTTCATCTCACGGAGATGTTGGGCGCTCGTGTCTATATTATTGCTGCCGCTCAATAGTTAGTCGTTGCACTTTCACATAATTATTTCAGGCTATTATATGCTTAGCTCAGAGTTGCCATGCTTTCGTTTAGGTTTTCTCTGAATTCACCCAATGCTAAGTTTAAAATTGCTTTTAAACAGGGCAATACATCAGTTATTACGTTTAATGTCCGCCGACAAACCCTAAGGACGGAATCGAACCGTCCATAATCTGCCAAGTAGGGTATGTAATAATCCGTTTAGTTATTTTTATTAACTTATTTTTTTGGTCCAATGAACCCTTTTGTTATAAGAACTTTTTTAGTGTGTTCGTCTGCAGCTACCCAACCTTTGCCTAGTAATTCATTAATATAAAGTTTGTTATAAATAAATGAAAATACGATTCCAGTGATTCCTGCACCAATTCCGTAGGTAGGAACACCAATTACTATTTCAAGAACTAGCATTATAGCAAACCACATCCAATCTCCTCTAAATAAAGCTGGCCAAAAGCCGAAGAAAAATGTAGTCCAAGAAAATCCAACCTTAGTTTGTTTCACTTGATCCGTTTTTGGATCTGTTAAATTGATCATCATAATTGATAATCCTCCTATAATTTCATCTTTTAACGTCGATAAGGTTTTGGACGTAAATTAACTTTCTTTTAATAAATTTGATTATTCATTAAGATACAACAGTAAAATAATAGCCACGCAATTTATGCGGCTTTTTAAAATCTTTTCATTTCCATTTTTACGATACCTAAAATGCGCCCAGGTCTATCTTCGTTTAAAACAATTGGGTCATATGATGGGTTATCTGGCATAAGAATTACATTGGTTTTTGTTTTCTTTATTCGTTTTAAGGTTGCTGTATTTTCGTCTTCTAGTAAAACTGCTGCTATTTGACCATTTTCGGCGTCTGGTTGCTCGCGTACAACGACTTGAGAGCCATTAGCAATAGTTGGTTCCATGCTGTCACCAATACAATTAAGAATAAAGAATGTGCCGCTTTTAACCACATCAGAGGGGGTAGGAACATATCCAGAAATATTTTCTTCAGCAATGATAGGTTCACCGCATGCTATTTCACCAATCACTGGAATATTTACAAAGTTTGAGTCTATATACTCGATGTTAGAAGGCTTAGGAGTTTCAATACCAGCTAGATTATATAGAATAAACTTATTTATTCTTAAACCTTTAGCTATTTTATCTAGAGTTTCTGGCTTAGGATTAGAATCTGCCTTTTTGTTAGTTAATTTAGAAAGGTAAGCAGGGGATACTCCAATTTGCAAAGCTGCCTGTCTTAATGACCAACCGCTTTCATCTAACGTATTTTTAATATATATTCCTAAGTTAGTCTTATTTATATCAGTCATTTAGAGAACTTCCTTTAAATTTATTAAATATAGTATATATTAAATGTTTAGAAAAATGTATATTTTTATTTAAAAAGTGTTGCATATTTCTAAACGATGATATATAATTAATTATGTTGAAAGGAGATAAAAAATGACAACTACAAAATTAAAAGTTAAGAACCCGCAAGAATTAATCAGGGCTGCTAGACGAAAAGGCAAGTACAATAAAGATGTTGCCAACTGCATTGGTATAGCTCCAGCTTATTATTCGTCAGTCATTAATGGAAAACTATGCCCAGGGCCCAATACAGCTGAAAAGATTGCTGATTTTTTTGGAAAAAAGATTGATGATATTTTTTTTGAAGTAAGTGTTAAGAAAAATACAACACAAAAAGAGAAAGTGCGTTAATAATGACTATGGAATTAAATAAAGGAGGCAAACGATGATTAGTTATTTTAAAGAGTTACTTTGCTGCTTATGGGAAATAGAAAAAAACCTTCACGCTATCGCAAGTAGCATAAAGGTCCCAAAAAAAGATTTATATGATGTTTTTGGAAACAAAATTAAAGATTAGTTTTTATCTTCTTAAATTTGTTTTAGGATCCGTTGATAAGTTGCGTATAAATCTGTTTGTTTAACTTGAAAACGAATACTTGAATCTGAAATATTGTTTAATCCCATAAAGTTAAACCATGATTTTGTTAATTCTAATGCTAATTTTTCATTATCCAATATAATCACCTCCCTTGAAGTGATTATACCAAACAGAAAGAAGGTGATTTCGTGAATGATGTTTCACTTGTAGAAATTCATAAACAAGCAGCTGAAAAAGTTGCTTATGAAATGATTGCTCCAATTGCTGAAAATATAAAACTTGATTACGTAACAATTGATACAAAGCTTGCTAGAGTTTTAACACGACAATCGGCTAATGAATGGCAAGATATTGCAAAGACTCCAGCAATGAGAGCAATCGAGCACCATAAGAAAACGTCAACTGGTGCGCAAGGTAGGTCAATCTATTATTGGCCGGAAGAGTTTTATCCAACAGTAAAAAAAGTATTAAGAGAAAGGATGGATTGAAATGATGGCAGAAATCCCAGCATGGGTAATGTATATTGCAATATTCATTTTTGCAGCGTTTTACGGGAAGTATGTAATTTATGCAATCGTTAGTTTCTTCAAGTTTTTGAAAGATGACATTGAAGAAATGATTAGTAACCCAAGATATTACTTTAAAGATTTTTTTGGAGGTCCAAATGATTAGATTAATTAAGATCATAAAAAAAGACCGATCACGTGGCAGCGTGAACAGTCAAGAGTTGTTGTTAATTCTAAATCTTCAACATCTCAATTTTAACTGTCGTAAGTAATTAAATCAAGAATTGGAGAAAAACATGGTCGAAAATAAAAATATTAAAAAGTTGCAGCATAACTTAGAAAAAGCAATTTCTGCTAGAAATAATTGTACTATTAGCAAGCAAAGAACCTTATCTCAATGGTGTCAATTAGTTGATGATTTGAAAGCTAAAATATTAAAAAAATCAAATCACCCAGCTTTAAAATCGTTTGAGGTCTAAGTCATGAAATGTTTTGCATGTGAAAAACAAAAAATTTTCGAAGAGAATGGCAAACTAGTTCAAATCTATGGCCAATATGGATACGCAATTTGTATTTGGGACAGTTTAGATAAAGAAGCAGCAGAAACATGGGACGCAGATTGGGAGATGGCAATTGATTATTGCCCATACTGCGGACGAGATCTATCTACTAAAAATTAAGGAGTTAACTATGACAGATTTAAAAATTACAAATGATGAAGAAGCAATGACTTTTGTTGAAAAATACAAAGCAGCTAAAGAATCGGCTAAAAAGGAAATTTCAGAGTCAGAAGAAAAGGTTAAAAAATGGAATAAGCAAAATGAAGATTGGTTTAAAAAAATCAAAATTAACAATGAAGCAAAAGTTGATTTTTATAAATCACAACTTGACGCTTACGCAATGACTTTACCACAGAAACGATTAGACTTACCAAACATTCTAATCACTCACGGAACTAAGCAAGTGATCAATTATCCAAAAGACAAAGCTAAATTATTGGAAATTGCTAAAAAATATTCTCCCGATGCAATTAAAACTGAAGAAAAAGTAAATTGGTCCGACATTAAGAAAAACCTTGTATTTTCTAAAACTGGTCAAGCAATCAGTAAAAATGGCGAAGTAGTCGAAGATATTGATGCTTGGAAAGAAGAAAAAACAAACATCACGATTAGATAGGAGATAAATATGGTTGAAGTAACTGATTTTAAAGATATCAAACGTAACAAAAATTGGCGTGTACTACTTTACGGAAAACCCGGAACTGGAAAGACCAGTTCAGTTAAAAACTTAAAAGGTAGAACGGCTGTATTAAGTTTAGATGATTCTAGCAAAGTTCTTGAAGGTTTAGAAAATGGAACTAATTTTAAAATCGACCAAACAAAACCAAGTAAAGAACTTGATGAATTTATGAAAAACATTTTTCCAAAAATTCAAAAAGATTATGACAATTTAGTAATCGATAACGTTAGTTCTTTACAAAGCGATTGGTTTGCTGAAGTGGGACGTAAATCCAAGAACGGAATTTCAAATGGAATTCAAGACTATGGAAGATGGACTAATTATTTTAACCGTTTGATGAGTGCTTTTTATAATTTTAACGGAAATTTATTAGTCACAGCGTGGGAACAACAAAAGCCAATCACTACTGCTAGTGGACAAATGTTTAATCAATATTATCCAGCGATTAGAGATAGTGTTGTTGATACTATTTCTGGATTAGTTGATGTAGTTGGAAGAGTGATTATTAGTCCTAAAACTGGCAATCGCGGAGTTATTTTACAAGGCGATGATGGAGTTTATGCCAAAAATAGGCTAGATGATCGTACCGCTAGTACGATTGATAATTTATTTAAGTTTGGAAGTGATGAAAACGGTGTATCAACTATATCCACACCAACAAGACCTAGTGGAACAAGCAAGGAACAAGTTTAAACAAGGTAAAAAGAGCGTTTTGATTCAAAGTCCCGCTGGGTCAGGTAAATCTGTAATGATTGCCGAAATTGTTCGAAATGCTAAAGGTCATGTTTTATTTATGGTTCATCGCCAGGAACTTGTAGACCAGATTAAAGAAACATTAATTAATGATGATATTGATATGAAAAGCGTATCTGTAATGACTGTGGGGAAAATTAGAAACAGGCTTAAAAAATTACAAAAGCCTAGTTTAATCATTACTGACGAATCACATCATTCGTTAGCTAAAACTTATCTTGAAATCTACAAATTTTATAAAAATGTTCCAAGAATTGGTTTTACTGCCACACCATGGCGAATGAACAAAAAAGATAGTTTAGATATTGTTTATCAAGATATGGTGGAAGGTAAATCTGTTCAATGGTTAATTGATAACCATTATTTAGCACCTTACAAATATTACTCAGTGGATTTAGCTAATAAAGATAAGTTAAAGGCAAGTAGCACTGGTGATTATACTAAGCAATCAATGGAAGACGCTTTGGGATATAACTTTTTTGGAGATGTTGTTTCAACTTATCAAAAGGTTGCTTCCGGAGCTCAAGCTATTCTTTATGCGCCATCAGTTGAATATAGTAAACAACTTGCCAAGCAATTCGAAGAAGCCGGAATAACTGCTGTACATGCAGATGCTAAAACTCCTAAGCGAGAACGAAACCAAATAATGAGTGATTTTAAATCTGGAAAGATAAAAATCTTATGCAACGTGGATTTAATTTCTGAAGGTTTTAATGTTCCTGACTGTGAAACAGTCATTATGTGTCGGCCGACTAAAAGCCTTGTTTTAGATATTCAACAATCAATGCGAAGTATGCGTTATAAGCCGAATAAACAAGCAATTATTATTGATCACGTTGCTAATTATGAACAGCACGGAATGCCTAACACTGAACATCAGTGGTCGTTAAAACCCCGCGGAAATAATCGAAGCAATAATGTTGAAGTAGATGAAGCATTCACAATATGTCCTGACTGTTTTGCGGTTGGTAGAGAAGAAGATTTTTTTAGGGCTTGCAAGATTCACAAAGATGAAAATGGTAAACCAATTAATGGAAAAGTCTGTTATAACTGTAAAAGTTTTATTCCAAGTCCAATTATCGAAAAAAGTACGAAACTTAAACAAAATAAAAACATTGAATTAAAAGATATTACTAACATTCGTTTTGTAGTCGCCAAAGACTGGCACAAGGCAAAGTCAAGAAAAGAACTTTATGAAATCGCCAAACAAAAAGGTTATAAGCCAGGCTGGGCGTTTTACAAAGCCAAACAACTAAATTTATAGGATTATAGGAGAAAAAATATTATGACTGATTTTAATTTTAAAGTATCAAAAAACGAAAACTCTGGATTCACTGTTCTTCCCGAAGGAACTTATGAATGCTTAATTGATTCACCTAGTGAAGAAGCAACTAAAGGTGGAACTGAATATTTCCAAATTCCTTTAACTGTTCGAAATGATTTAGATGGCGTTGAAGCATTGAAAGAAACAAATGCCAAATTTCACAATCGCAAAACTTTTGATTTTAAAATTTGGAAAAGAAAAGTAACTGGTAAGTACGATCCACAGAACTTCTCTGATGTGTTAACTGCGGTCGGAGTTCCAGAAGGTACAGAAATTACTTCCCAAGAACAACTAATTAATTTTTTAATTGGAAAGCCAGTTAAAGTTTTTATCAAGAAATCCACGGACACTTACAAAGGTGAAAAAAGAGAAGTTAATCAAATTGCACCATGGAATTTAGAAAAAACAAATTATCCCGATGTACAACATGTTTCTAAAAATAAAAAAGAAAATTCTGCTGATCCATTCGCTGGTAGCAAAGAAATTGAAGTTGATAATGACAAATTGCCATTCTAATTATTTAATCAAACGACCTTAAATAGCGAGTAGGTGGAAGGCCTACTAAAACGCGAAAGGAAAATTTATGAATAAATATGAAAACATCCCCCAAGAATTACGTGATTTAAAGCAGTGGGGATTGTTTAAAACCGAATTGCAAACTGGGAACAGTAAACATCAATATTCTAAAATTCCACACAACGCAATTGATGGTGGTGCTGGTAAAAGTAACGACCCGACTACTTGGACTAACTTTGATACTGCAATTAAAGCTTTAAAAGAATTTAATATGGATGGCTTAGCTTTTTACTTTGCAAATGGTTATATGGGAATTGATGTTGATAACGTCCCTGGTGATTTAGATGAATATTTTGCGAATGCTGCTAATTCTGAAAATATTGTTTTTAACATGCTTAATCGTACTAAAAGCTATGCAGAATTAAGTATGTCACAGCTTGGAATTCATATTATTGTCAAAGGAAAAATTCCTGGTGACCGTAGACGTAAAGGAAATATTGAAATGTATGAGAGCGGTCGGTTTTTTGCACTGACTGGTGACTGCATTAGTAAATCAAATAAAATTAATACACCTAAAAAAGAAGATTTACAGTTTCTTTATGACAAATATTTAAAACCTAAAAAAGTTTTAAATATCGAAAACGAACCTAGAAAAATATCGCCTAATGATTTACCAGAAAACGAAATTATCAATAAAGCAGTCCATTCAAAAAATGGTGGTAGATTTCAAAGATTAATGCAAGGAAATTGGCAAGATGATTATACTTCTCAATCAGAAGCGGATTTAGCCTTTTCCAACATGTTAGCATTCTGGACTGGTAGAGACTTTTCAAAAATGGATAGTATTTATCGACAATCTGGGCTAATGCGTTCTAAATGGGACGAACGACACGGAAAAACAACTTATGGAGTCGCCACACTTACTAAAGCAATCAATGAAGCTAATGATGTATTTGAAGGCCGAATTGAAGAGCAAATGCCAAAATATAAGCTTACCTTTTTAAACAAAGAAAAGGATAATAAACCAATTCCACCTAGATCTTGGACTGATACTGGTAACGCTCAACGACTACTAGATAACTATAAAGACGTTATCAAATATTCATTCACTGATAAAAAATGGTATATCTACAACGGAATTTATTGGGAAAAAGATGGAAAAGGCTTTATTTCCAAGCTAATTGATAATGTGATTGACAATATGAAAAATGAAAAAATTGTTGTTCCAGAAGATGATGATGAAGAAAAATATCAAAAAAATTGGCAAAAGTTTATTAATAAATCTCAATCACATCAAAACAAAGTAAATATGGAAAAAGAAACTCGACATTTAGTTGCTGTATCTCATGGAGATTTTGATAAAGACCCGATTCTTTTCAATGTTCAAAATGGTTATGTTGATTTAAGCAATGGTAATTTACAGGATTCTGATAAGAAAAAATTATTTTCAGCAGTTAGTTCTGTTGAATATACTCCTAATGCTGATTGTCCGGAATGGGAACAGTTTTTAAAAACTACATTTAGCGGAGATAAGGAACTTATCAGATTTATTCAAAAAGCGGTTGGTTACACATTAACCGGATTGACTAGAGAACAAGTTATGTTCGTCATGTATGGAAATGGACGAAATGGTAAATCAGTTTTTATCAATGTGATTCAAAACATTTTAGGGACTTATGCTAAAACTTTAAATGCTCAATCTTTAATGATTAAACCTAATAATTCTGGTGGTCCTAGTCCAGATATTGCTCGATTAGAAAATGCTAGAGCGGTATTTAGTTCTGAAAGTAATGGTGGTAGCCGTTTAGATGAAGGATTAATTAAACAAATGACCGGTGGAGATAAAATGACCGCTCGTGTTCTTTACGGAGATGTTTTTGAATTTACACCAAAATTTAAACTTTGGTTAGCCACAAACAATAAGCCAATCATCCGTGGCACTGATGACGGTATTTGGCGGAGAATTGTTTTAATTCCTTTTCTACATCAAGTTCCACTTGAAGATGTTGATAAAAACTTAGAATTCAAACTAGAACGTGAACAACTAGGAATTTTAAATTGGGCAGTAGAAGGCTGTTTAATGTGGTTAAAAGAAGGACTAAATCCGCCAAAAATTGTTAACGAAGCTAGTAATGAATATCGTAAAGAAATGGATCCAATTGAACAATTTATTGATGAAAATTGTGAGAAAGGTCCAGATTATCAATATTCATCATCAGAAATGTTTAAAAGATACTGTGAGTGGGCTAAAGAAAACCATGAATATGAGTTTACTCAGACAATGTTCGGTCGCAGCATGAATCAGAAATACAGTAAAAAAAGAATACGTAGTGGCAGATTCGTTTATTTAGGAGTTAAGCCAATTTCTGACCCGCGGTTAAAATTTCTAAAATAAACAATGATGAAGGGTTTGATGAACAGTTAATGAAGGGTATGAAAAGTTCAATGAACGTTGATATAACAACGTTTACACTACTTTTTTTATACTGATGAATAGTTTTCTTTTTAAAAGTATATATAAAAAATAATAATAATATATATATATATAAAAAGACTTTATTATTAAACCGTTCATCAACGAAAAAAAACAGCTCAGACCCTTGCATACGTAAGTTTCGAAGGGTTTTCAAACTATTCGGCAAACCCTTCATCTATTCATCAAACCGTTCGGCTGTTCACCAATTAAAATAATTTTAAGGAGAAACAGATGATTAAAAACAGAAAAATTTATTCTAAGTTCTTAAAAGATGCTCTAACCGTGGAAGATGTGGTGTCTGATAATGACTAGCGAACATTTAATTCAAAATAACATCCGTGTATCTTTATCAAAAAACGGATGCACAGTCTTTCGTGCGAATGTTGGTAAGGTTTTAATGAGTGATGGTCGATGGTTTGATACTGGATTACCTAAAGGATATCCTGATTTATTTGGATTTAGACATTCTGATGGGAAAATGTTTTTTATCGAAGTTAAAAATGAAATTGGTAAACGTCGTCCGGATCAGATTAAATTTGCAAAATTTATTAAAGATAAGCCAGTTTTATATGGAGTAGCAAGGTCTGAACAAGACGCATTAAATATAGTAGGAGCATTTAAATGATTAATTATACAGAAAAACCATACTTACAAAGTGCAAGCAAAGAAATCATGACAGCTTTACAGCATAAGTATGGAATAGACAAAATTTTAGAGATAGACGATAAGTTAGTCCTTATCGGCAAAGATTGGTGCTACAAAACAGATAATGAGCTTCGACTTGTTGAAAAACAATTAGCTGTAAAAATGTGTATAAGATTGGGAGAGAAAAACCGTGGCAATTAAATCAGAAACACAAAATAAAGAAATAGGTAAAAGAATAAAAAACATAAGAATTTCTTTAGGCAAAAATCTTAATAGTTTTGGTAAAATGCTAAATCAACCCGCTTCTGCGAGTTTGGTTTCTCGTTTGGAACGTGGGGTAAACAAGCCTAATAACAATCGTTTACAATCTATTGCTAAAATTGGGCATGTATCAGTTGTTTTTCTGTTAAATGGGTTTACTTCCAATGAATACAAAGAATTTAAAGAGCTTTGTTCTCCAAGTTTAGTTGGAGGTGATAGTCATGACTGTTGAAATTAAAGACAATCACGAAATGCTGAAACTTGTGCATGAATTAGAAGATAATTATGCCTTTGAAGACAAATTTGGCAACAACCACTTTTCAATTAGCAACGTTCCTAAAAATAATCCAATTCTTAAAGCTATTCAAAAGTTTAATGGTGAAAAATTAATTACACATGAAAAAGGATTTAAAACTGCTTATCTGTATCAAGCGTACGACTGGAATAACAAGTTAGTTGCTGAAGACTTTAGGAAGCAATGCTTAATGACTAAATTAAGAAAAGTGAAAGACTTTAAAAATTATCGTTTTAGTTTATCAATGATTAACAGCGGATTAAAAAGAGACCACGGAAAATTTTATTGGGGATATATCAAAATCAAAGAAGTAAAACGTGAGGTTGCGATCCCTAAAACTTACGAATACTCAGCTTTCGATAAAGATGGCAACTTCATATGTAAGGCAGAAAGCATGTATAAACTAGAAGCTAAGTTAAAGAATTCACGTCTTAAAGATTGTATTGGATTGAGTAACTGCTCCATTAGAGATCACTTGAAAAAATATAACGGTAAAACGAGATGGGGACATGTTGAGATTAAAGAAATCGAGAAAATCAAAAGGGAATAAATACGGAGCTAAGAAGCAAATTATCGATGGCATTAAATTTGATAGCAAAGCAGAAGCTCAATATTACTTAATCTACGTCAAAAATAATTGGAGGAATAAATTATGAAAATTAAGACGTTCTGGACTATCTGTACAGAAGATTCTCAGTTTGATGAAGAAGTTAACAGATTCATTAAGGACAAACACGTCATACAAATATCAACTGGCGACACAATTTCACCGTATGACGACTTAGCACACGCATTAACCATTCTTTATGAGGAGAAACTATAATGATTAAATTTAAGGATTCGGAGTGTTATCCAATTAAGTTTAACCTGTTTGGACTGATTGCAACGTCTGACGAGTTAACTTTTCCGATGGTTTGGCAGGATAAGTATTATTTGAAGAAAGTTATTCGGATTGACAAAGACAGCATATTAATACTTGGGCGAAACTTAGAATTGGAGGAAGATAATGATTAAGTTTAGAGCGTGGATAAAAACAGGAAACGAAACTGACGACTATGTTAAGCCTATGACGATTCAACAAATGATCCATTCTAAAGAATCAACCTTTAGTTTGGAACAATTGAACGATTTAGTTGATTTTGAACAGTTTACCGGCTTGATAGACGCTAACGGCAAAGAAATTTATGAAGGCGACATTATTAAATTTTTTGGCGCTAATAAAAAAATTAAAGCCAAAAATGAATTTGGAATTATTGTTTATAAAGCCGATAGATATGGTGCCGGATTTAATTCGATTATTCAAAATAAGGAACATGGTTATGGTGGAATAAATATTGCACAAGATATTGTAGTTGGCAACGTGCACGAGAACCCAGAATTAAAGTCATTGCAGAGAGGTTAGAATAATGGATAAAGAAGTAATTGTTTACTCAAAAGATAATTGTGTACAATGCAAAATGACTAAACAAGAATTAAACCGTAACGGCATTGAGTTTAAAGAAGTGAATTTATCACATGTTGATAATGCTGATGATATCAGAGCCAAATTACGTGAACAAGGTTTTCAAGCTACACCAGTTGTTGAAACAGAAAATGAAACTTGGACCGGCTTTAGACCAGACAAGATTAAGGAAATTAGGGGGTGAAGTTTTGAGTCCATGGAGATCTCCTTTACGATACCCAGGAGGAAAACTAAAATTAGCACCACTTATTGAAGATATTGTTTCTAAATATAATATTAATAACTATGTTGAACCATTTGCAGGTGGAGCAGGAATTGGTATATATTTATTACTAAATAAAAAAGTAAAACATATTACACTAAATGATTTAGATTTGGCAATATATTCATTTTGGATTTCAATTACCAAATATAATAAAAAATTTTTAAAAAAATTTGACAATACAGAAATAAACATAAATGAATGGAAAAAGCAAAAAGATATATTCAATAACCTTGAAAATAAACATAACCTAAATGACTTTGAACTATTAGACTTAGGTTTTTCAACATTTTTTTTAAATAGAACAAATTTTTCAGGCATACTAAGAGGAGCAACACCTGTTGGTGGAATGAAACAAAATGGAAAATGGAAAATTAATTATGAATATAATAAAAGCAGACTGCGTCCTTTAATAGAAGAAATTGGAAAATATTCTAATGAAATTTCTGTTAAAAATATCGATATTATAAGTTCTAAAAAAACCTTTCTAAATTTAATTGAAAATTTCACAGATAAAGAAACATTAATATTTGTTGATCCACCATATGTTAATCAAGGTAAAAGATTGTATTTACCCATTAAATCAATGAAAGAACATGAAATTATAGCAAAAAAAATAAATAAATTAAAAACTAATTGGGTTTTAACATATGATTCTGTTCCTGATTTAATAAATTTATATGATTTTTCAAATAATAAATATATGTATACATTACAATATAAAATGGAAACTCATCGTAAAGCCGTAGAATTTTTAGCATTATCTAATAATATAGATATCTGTGAAACATCGAAAATTAAAATATTAAAAAGATTATAATTGTTATTTTAAAATATGACAGATTGTAAGTTTATTTCGAGCTATTTTTAAATCACCAGCAACGATTGAATATGGATAGTAACTAATAAATACATTAATTCAGTGCATGAAAAAAGACCACCAGTAGTTGGTAGTCTGATAAAGCAGTCAAGTGCCTATATTATAACATTTGTAGCTATCAATTACTGGAGGTTCTACATGTCACATTTTTCATTTTTAGATCAAAATGCAACGATTAAAAATGCAAAAGAAATCTTAAAAGATTATGAAGATTATCATAATTTAGAACAAAGCCTAAAGCTAACAATTAAAAGTCCAATTATTTCTGATGTGCCTAAATCAGCTCCAGCTGGTAATAGACAAGAAGACAAAATTGTTGAGAAGTTAGAAATCAGAAACTATTCAATGCTCTATTGTAAGTTGATTAGAAGTATAGTTGAAGTGATGGAAAATAAAGACTATCAAATTATTATCCATGATACGTACCTTGTGGATTGTCAAACTGCCGTTTCAATTATGATGAAACTAAATTTAGCACCAGCACAATTCTATAGAATGAAAAATGACGCATTGCTTGTGTTTGCCCAGACTTTGCCACCATTTCGTGATTTAAATGGGAAATGGATAGATCCTTTGGTTTATAAAAACTAGATGATAGTGATTTGATAGTGATTTGGTAATAATATGCGAGCTAACTTAATATAATAGGTATTGTAGAAAAGATTAAATAATATTAAATAAACAACAAAAAAACTCCAACTAGCAATTAATTTAATCTTATTCTACGTGACGCGAACGGATGCAATCATGGTTCGACTCCACGGCACGTTATAGGGCTTAATGCCTGATGAAATCTACTAATGTAGTAGCATGGTTGGTGCTTCACTATGCCCGTGGTGATAATTCTTATTTACTATCAGAAATCTTTTCACCTGTGAATTGTGGTTCGATTCCACAACATGCTATTGGGAATGTATCGCAAACATCCCGTTTTATAAAACTAAAATAAGTTATAAGCAGCTACTTATGTAGTTGCTTTTTTGTACTGATTAAACTATCGAAAGGATTAAAAGTAAATGTGACTTATAAACGTGATGGAATACCATACTCTAGCCGTCAAGAGTATGACTTAATTAATCTCATTGATAATGAAAATAAGCGTAAGAAGAAAGGCGAGCAACGTGCCAATCGTCGCAGCAAATTGGATAGACAAGCTAACGAAGACAGTAAACCAGTACATGGTATTAACACCAGATGAAACTGATACAGTTAGCTTACAGTTAACCAGAGATACTAAGAACGTAGACAATGCTATTAACAACATAGCTAGTAAGAAGGTGAATTGATTGCCAAAGGTTAGAAGATGTCGCTATGAATTATGTAATAGATTAGTTCCTTATCCTAATCATTATTGTAATGAACATAAGCAGTATGAAGCAGAGTATCAATCTAAACGAAACAAAGCACGGCAACGATACTTGCAACGCTACAACAAAGTCAAACGCAATCGAGACAATGATTCTAAACAACGTTATCAGTTCTATCGAAGCAGACAATGGGCATCGCTAAGAGCTGCAGTGTTAGAGCGTGACTATTACCTTTGCCAATATTGTTTAGCAATTGGTCACACAACACCGAATAGTAGAACAGTAGATCACATTGTACCGATTGAATACGATGATACTCTAAAGGACGATATAAACAATTTAGCAGTCACATGTAGAAAGTGTCACAAGGAAAAAACTGACTGGGAACAGAAATTTTATGGAACAGGTCAAAAGAATCAATTAAAAGAAAAACCGGAAATAAAAGACGTGGAACAGATTGTAAAACTGATGAACGCAAAATAAAGATACCCCCGCCCCTCTTTTTCAATCATGGGGAGCACGCACACGGTCTGATTTTCTTAAAAGCAAGAAAATTGAAAATTTTTTTATAGGGGGGGTCAAAAATTAAAATGCCGTTAAATCAACGTTTGCGGGAAAGGAGAAGCTTAAAAGTATATGTCAAAAAAAGCACAAAAAAATAAAATTCTAACGAACCGACCGCCTTATTATTTAAAATCTTACGCAGCTGCGATGTGGCGAAGGATTGTTCCACTTTTACAAGGACAATACGATTTTAAAAAGATTGATCAAACGCAAATTGAAATGTTTTGCATTCAATACGAGATTTTGAGGAAAGCTTATGATTCTATTGAAGACGATGGTGTTGTTAATCGAATTGAAAAGTCAGTTCAAGACGCAAGTGGTCAAATCGTTGATAAAGACCTGACCGGATTTAAACAGAATGACGCAGTTAAAGTTATTACTAATGCAGTTACTCAATTAAATAAACTATCTGACAATCTTGGGCTAACTCCGGCTTCTCGTTCTTCGTTGATGAGTCTTGGCAGTGATGAAGAAGATGATGACACATCTCAATCGCTTGCGGAAGTATTTAATTTAACAACTCCTAATACTAAGGAGAATGTTAAATGAAAATAGATATTTCCAAAACAAAAGATGTGTTTGCAGCTTATTCTCAACTTGATTTTAGTGATATTAAAAAAAGATATCGAGATCCAGCGACTAAATATGCGTTTGATGTTCTTGAGCGAAAAATATTAGCTGGTTATCATATTCAACTTGCTTGTTTTCGACATGTAAGGGATTTGCAAAAACAAAATACAGAAGATTTACCATTCTTTTACGATATAAATTCTGTGGCAAGATTATTAAAGTTTGCTGAAATGTGTCCGGAAGCAGAAAGCAAGCAACCGGTTGATTTGATGGACTGGCAAAAGTTTGTATTAAGCATGCTGATTGGTTGGCGTGGATCTAATGATAACCAAAAACGATTTTCACGTTCAATTATTTCAATAGCACGTCATAACGGTAAGACTTATTTAATGGCCATTGTACTCTGCTATTCCTTTTTAATTGAAAGCATTGGACGGAACAATTTACAGTTTCTTGTTTCATCTATCGATGCTAAACAAAGTGCTCAATTGATGGGTTATGTTAAAGAAACTTTATCTACTTTATTTTCTGCTAAAACTTTGCGGAATTTAAAAAATCCATTCTATAAACACAATGAAAAAATTGGAATTGATTTAAAAGGGCTATCAAGCCAATCGGATAAAATCATTGCTAAGAAAACACAAAATCGGATTATCCGGATTACTTTTAACTCTGGGAGTTATGATGGGTTTCATTTTACTACTGCCATTGGTGATGAATTTGGAAGTCCAGATGCTAATGATAAAAAGAAACTAAATTCAATTACATCTGGGCAAACTATGGGCGTTAAAAGCCCACAGTTTATCCGAATAAGTACAGCCTATGAAGATCCTAACGTTGAATTTCATCAAACGGAAATAGCAGTTCTCGAGACAATTGAGCGAGATTACCAACGTGATCCAGACTATTATAATTATTTAGTTTTAGATTGGGCACAAGATAACGATGATGAAACTTATAAAGCGGAAACATGGGCAAAATCAAACCCTTTGATTAATTTACCAGGGTTTAAAGAAAGCTTTTTACAGAGTATTGAGAAAGAACGAAGTGCTAGTTTAGTTACTGCTTCAATTAATAGCTTTAAAAACAAGTCTATGAATTTGTGGACTCAAACTAACGATAATTCTTATTTAACTCTTGATGATATTGAGTCAGCAATTATAGATGACTTCGATATTGATGGTAAAGATGTTTATGTTGGTTTTGATGGTTCGATTGGTGGAGATAATTCAGCAATCGCATTTGTTTATCCTTATCAAGAAAATGGAGAAGACAAATTCCATATTGAACAATATTCGTGGATTCCTTGGCACGATAATGGGTCAATTGAAGCCAAAGAGCGTGCAGATGGTTTGCCATATCGCGAGTTGGCCAAAAAAGGATTTTGTGAGGTTGAACCGGAACCAGGAGTTATTGATTATGAATCTATTTTCAAATGGATTAACGCCTATATTGACGACCATCAATTAAACGTTCTGTTTTTCGGGATTGATAATGCTGCTAAAGGTAATTACATTAGTACGGCTTTGGTAAATAGTACAAGTTATCCAATTATGCCAATTTCTCAAATTCCGTCAGAGCTATCTGATCCAACTGAATGGCTAAGACGAGAATTTATCAATCATAAAATTACGATTAAGAATGACCCAGTTTTTAAAAAGAGTTTGCTAAATTCAATTATTAGAGAAACAAGAATGGGAATTAGAGTAGATAAAGGCGCTCGAAGAATGCGAATTGATCCAGTCGATGCAACGATTGATGCTTGTTATCAAGCTAAATTACACTTTACAGATTATGCTTATGCAGATGATATTGATAATCAGATTAAACGGATGAGTGATGAAGAAGTTAATGACTGGTATTCAAACCCTGAAAACGGGTTAATTTAAAAAATGTAAGGGGTGATTTGATGTTGTTTACAAGACTTTTTAGTATGATATGGGCCTATTTTGACGTTCTATGCTTCGTTTTAGGAGCAGTGTGCATAGTTGGGTTCGCTTTTACTTTCGGCTTCTCGTGGGGAATTTTAGCCACTGGGATTGCCTTATTTTTTACTGGTTTTTTAAGTGAACTAATGGCTAGTAAAGGAGGTGAAAACTAATGCCTCTATTTAAGATTCAAAATAAAATGAACTATCAATCGGTATCAAGCGACGATGACATTTTAAACTTTGGATTACCAACAACTAATGGCAATAGCCCTTATGTAAACGCACGAGATGCTTTGTTAAATTCAGATATTTATAGTTTGATTTTCCAATTGTCTTCTGATTTAGCTAGTTCGACTTTGAAAGCTGATCAACCACGAGCGCAAGGAATATTAGATAATCCAAGCCAAACAAGTAACGCACATGCATTTTGGCAAAGTATGTTTGCTCAAGCTTTACTAGGCGGTGAGTCGTTTGCTTATCGTTTTAGAAATATGAATGGGACTGATTTTCGATGGGAGTATTTAAGACCATCGCAAGTTAGTCCTTTTCTCTTATCTGACGGTTCCGGAATGATATATAACTTAACGTTTGATGAACCTGATATTGGGATTATGGAAAATGTTCCGCAGCAAGACGTGATTCACATTAGGTTAATGAGTCGGAACGGTGGGATGACCGGAATCAGTCCATTGAGTGCGTTATCTAGCGAAATTGATATTAAGAATAATGTTAACCGCCTCACTCTCAATGCTTTAAAACAATCTGTTACTGCTGGCGGAATTTTGAAATTGAAAGCCGGTACTAAATTAGATTTAAAAATGAAACAGGCACGGGCTAATAGATTTATCAATGATAGTCAAAACGGGTTAGTTGTCCTAGATGATTTAGAAGATTATCAACCACTAGAAATTAAATCTAACGTTGCTGATTTACTTAATCAAGTTAATTGGACTGGTAAACAAATTGCTAAAGTTTATGGAGTTCCAGACAGTGTAATTAATGGAACAGGCGACCAACAGTCATCTATTCAAATGGAAAATACTGTTTATACTAAAGCGCTTGCTCGTTATTCAGATGCAATTGTTGCTGAGTTGAATAATAAGTTATCAGCAAATATAACGATGGACTTGCGGTCTGCGGTTGATCCAACTGGAGATGTTTTTGCGTCTGCAATTTCTGACCTATCTGCACATAATGCACTTGCTCCTAACCAAGCAACGGTATTACTTCAACAGTCAGGATTTATTGGAACTGATTTACCAGAACCGGTATATCCAGCGAAAGGAGGTGATAATAATGGCAGCAATTAATGTAAAAGGCCCAGTAGTTGATAATGACACCGGGGACTTTATGGACTACTTTGAAATGCAAAATGTATGCCCTAAAAAAGTTAGCGATGCGCTTTCTAATTTAACTAATGGTGAACAAGTTGATGTTCAAATTGCAAGCGACGGTGGAGACGTATTTGCCGCAAGCGAAATCTACACAATGTTAAGAAATGCTCAACAGAATAATTCAGTAATTGCAAACATTGAAGGACTAGCTGCAAGTGCCGCTTCTGTAATTGCTATGGCATGTAGCACTATTAACATGTCACCATCTGCTCAAATGATGATTCATAAAGCTAGTGTTGGAAGTATGTCAGGAAATGCGGATGACTTAGAACAAGTTATGAATTCTTTAAATTCTACTGATCAAATGATTGTTGGTTTATATTCAGAACGAACTGGATTAGATGATTCAACCATTCTGCAGATGATGTCTAATACAACATTTATGAATGCTAAGGAAGCCAAAGATAAAGGATTCTGTGACAACATTATGACCTTTGCTGATTCGCAAAAGCAGCCTGTATTCAGTAATTCATTAGCAGCAGTTCCAACACAGCTTGGATTAGCAAGATTTAAAGAAATGTTAAAAGCTGGCGACTTACAGCCAAAAGAAAACAAAGCTCAAAAGCCAACTTCTCAATCAAACGAGAAGCTGGCTATTTTATTAAATAAATTTAATTTAACTAAGGAGAACTTTAATGCAAAAAATCAATGACCTAAACACCGCTTGGATTTCAAGAGGACAACAAGTTAGTGACCTTGCGGACAAAATGCAAGCAGCAGCTTTAAATGACGAATTTAGTAAGGAAGATTACGAAAAGTTATCAAATGAATATGATCAAGCAGTTGCACAACGTGACGCTGCTAAGCATTCTTTAGATATTGCACGTGCAAATCAAAAACCAGCTAATACTAAAATTGATAATAAAGGAAATAATTCTAAACCAGTTAACGCAACAATTAACACAAACAAAAATAAATTAACTTTTGCTAACAAGTTTGTTGGAATGATGAAGGGCGATCCTAAAATCGTAAATGAAATGACTTCATCGACTGATGCAAATGGTAATCAAATTGGATTAACTATTCCACTCGATCAACAAACAGCTATTCATCAATTAGTTCGTCAATATCAATCACTAGAACCTTACGTAAATGTTGAAGCTGTTTCAACAATCTCTGGTAGCCGTGTGTGGGAAAAATTCCAAGATATTATACCATTAGCTAACCTTGATGATGAAACTGCTGAAATTGGAAACAACGACGATCCAGCATTAACTCTCGTCAAGTACCAAATTCACCGTTACGCTGGCATTTCAACAATTACTAATACACTACTTCAAGATAGTGCTGATAATTTGATGGATTACTTGAATAACTGGATTGCTCGAAAAGTCGTTGTTACTCGCAACCAAAAGATTCTGGAAGCTGTTGGTAATCAATCAAAGAAACCAACTATTTCTAAATTTGATGATGTTATCCACACTCTTAACACGTCATTAGATCCAGCAATTGCTGCTACTTCAACAATTTTTACTAATATTTCTGGTTTTGATGTTCTTTCTCAAGTTAAAGACGCTGAAGGTCGTTACTTAATTCAACCAGATGTTACTGATCCATCTAAAAAGCAAATCAATGGTACTCCTGTTGTTGTTGTTTCAGACCGTTGGTTACCTGATAATGCTGGTTCACATCCATTTATTTTCGGAGATTTAACACAAGGTGTTACTTTGTTTGACCGTGAACAAATGAGCTTACTCTCAACTAATGTTGGAGCTGGTGCTTTTGAAAATGATACTAATAAAGTACGTGTTATTGATCGTTTTGATGTTGAAGTTGCTGATGATGGTGCTTTTGTTAACGGTTCATTTAAAGACATTCCTGACCAAGTGCCAACCGCACCAACTGCACCAACTGCAGGAACTGGTAAATAGTCATGCTTTTGTTGAATACCGATGAAGACCTTAACAGTCTTAAAGACACGTTGCGTATTCTAACTGATGAAGATGATTCGATTCTACGCAACTATCTAAATACAGCTGAAGTTTCTTTACAAACTGCAGTCGGTAAAGATTTTAATGGATTCTATTCAAATGATGATGTTAAAACGCTATACCGAACGGCATGTTATGCATTAGCTGGAACTCTTTATACTTACCGAGTTTCTGTTACTGATAGTGCCCAATATCCAGTAAACAGTACCTACGACAGTATTGTCGGTGCTTTACGGGGGATGTATTTGCAAGCGGAAAGTGAGGCAGAAAATGGCTAAACATTATTTGTACAGCGATTTTTCTTTGAAAGTTCAGTTTTATCAAGAAAATTCAGTTGATGATGAAAATACTGGGACTACAAACCGTGTGCCAGTAGAAACTTTTAAAGTGTGGGCCAAGCCACTCAAACGAACTCGCTTTCAAAACATCACGGCAATTGGTGCTAACTTGCAAGACACGGTAGATATCGTAGTTAAACACGATGACCGAATTGCTGAACAAATTTATGTTGGCTATGATAATAAGCTCTTTACGATTCTTTCTTATGTTCCTGATGATAGCTGGGGATTTGGCGGTTATGATACCTTGACGATTAAACAAATCCAAAAGGAGGCTTAGTTATGGGACTTGATGAACAAATGGCCGAAATGATGAGAAAAATCAATCGTGCTGTTCCAACAGCTGAAGCTAAAAAGCAGATAACAAAAGTTGGAGCTAATAAATTTGCGGACATTTTACAAAAAAACACTCGTGCATCTCATTATCAAGACCGAAAATTGGGAAAGGTTAAGCATTTATCCGATTCAATTAAAGTAGTTAACAAAGATCTCGATGGTGTTCAAAACGGTAACTCAACAGTTGGATTTGAAGATGCTTCTGATTCAGGAATTAACCATGGGAGAATTGCCCGCTTTTTGAACGATGGAACTTCTCATCATCTAAAAGGCGATCACTTTGTGGATAAAGCACGTGATGAAAGCAAAGACGAAGTTTTTCAAGCCATGGCCGACAAGTATCAGGAGGGCTTTAAGCGTGGATAACTTAGTAATGCCGGTAGTCGAAGCCAAACAACTAATTCAATCAGCTAAGTTCGATTGGATTGATAACATTTATCAAACATCAAACGAGCTTAGTCTAAAAGACAAAACCGGTCAAACGAGTGCAGTGCTGACGGAAGTAGAAAGCCAGCCGGCACGGATAGCCAACAATACATTTAAAGGTTGGACCTCAACAATTGAGGTTCAGCTTTTTTATAAGATTTTTAACCCCAACCAAAGTTTTAATTTGTTGCAAGCAGAAATCCAACTTGCCAAATTATTTATTCAAAACGGCTGGAACGTTCAAAGAAGTGAAGGACACGTAAATGATCCATTCACTAATCAAATTACTAAAACATTCTATTTTAGAAAAACAATTGGAGGAATTTAAATGGCTGAAAAACAATTATTAGCTTCTGTTCATGGTATTAAAAAGATTTACTTTGCCATCATGGATTCAGATACTGGTGAAGTAATTACTGGTGCAAATGGAGTTAGCGATACAGGATTCACTTATGTTGATGGAGACGGTCAAGGTGCTACGTCAGCTGACATTTCAGCACTTGAAGAAAAAGGAACGAAGAAATACGCAAATAACCAAGTTAAACGTATTGCTCATGGTATTCCAGCTCCTGAAGTTGCTGTTGTTATGTTAGATATGCCACGTGATTTAATGTACAAATTGCTTGGTTATGTTAAATCGGGTAGTGGTTATGTTCCAAATACTGGTATTAAACCACATGTAGCAATGATTATTGAATCAGACACATACGATGGAAATAAAGCATATGAAGCTTTTGCAAATGGTGAAGTTATTATGCCAGCTCTTAAACATGGGACAGATAACAATAACCAAACAGAATCAGATCCAACGTTAACTTATGATGCTTTGGCTCCAATTGACGATGCAACCTTTGTTGATGCAAATGGTAACCAATCAATTATTGGTTTCTACAATTCAGGTGATACTGATTTCACTGAAGAACAAATGTTCAGCGAAGTATTTAAAGGATGTACAACCAGTGGAACTACATCAAGTACAACCAGTGGAACTACATCAAGTACAACCAGTGGAACTACACCAAGTACAACCAGTGGAACTACACCGAGCAAACCCTAGTGGTGTAACTATTACTGTTCATTATCAAGATGATGACGGGAATAGTATTCCAGGTCTAACAGATACTTCAGTTAGTGGTAAAAGCGGTGATGATTATACTATTCCTAATCCTTCCGTTGATGGGTACACGTATGAAAAAACAACTGTACCTTTAATTGGGAAACTATTGATTAGTCAAAGTGCAATCGTAACTTATAAGAAAAATAATTAAAAAACTTTAGTCGCCTAAGAAATAAACAGTACGTTAATTCGGGCGGCTTTTTTCTATGGAGGAATTATGTCCACAATTACATTTAGAACTAAAGAAATTGGATTAGATGAACCAATCAGATTAAAAGAAAATGGTGGGTTGCAAAACAAAACTAGAGAACTAGCTTTAAAAGTTACCGAATGGCAAACTAAAGCAACTAAAGCTGAACTTAAAGCATTAGATGATAACACTGATATCAAGATTGCTGAATTAACTAAGCAAGCTGACGAAACTAAAGATGAAATTGAAAAATTAAAACTACAAAAAGAAGTTAAACGCCTAAAACTAAATAAAGAACTTAAAACTTTAGAAAGTACAGGTTCTGATTTAGATCAAGCCGATCAAATGAAAAAAGACTTCATTAATGGAGTTATTAAATTTCTTGAACTTGATGACAGACAATCAGAAGTTGTTAGAAATAAAAATATTGGCTATGAAGAAATCGGTCAATACATCGGTTACTTAAACAGTCGTTCCAATGGTATGAGTGACGAAGAATATGACAAAGCTATCAGTAAAGCTAAATTAGAGGAAAAGGTAAGCCCAAAAAAAGGTTAGAAAGTCTTCATAAACAAGAAGTTGCTTTAAAAAATGAAATTGAAGACTGGAATTATTTAAAAAAGCAGTTATTTCAAAATTATGGAATTCTGCCTGATGATGTGGATAAACAAAATTACGTAAATCTTTTAGAAACATTAAAGGCCCGTCCAAAAGATGAACGACCAATGGACGCAGCCGAAGCACAAAAGAAATTACAAAGCTTATTTTCATAAGAACGAAAGAAAGGAGGTACATAAATGTCTGGTATATCCTATACAATGGCAACTGAAATTGCTATTAATACGGTTAGTGCTCAACAAAGCATTAAAGGCCTTGACTCTGCCCTTGGGTCAGCAGTTAACTCAATGAAAGCTGGAATTGCTCAAGCTTCAAGCGTTGGTGATAGTTTAGGTGCTATGCAAGCTAAAGTTTCTGGGCTTGATCAAGTAATGACTCAACTTCAAAGCAAAATTGACATTTTAAAAGATAGGCAAAGTGACTTAGACGTTAAAACAAAAGAAGGCGCTGAATCTTATCTAAAACTTCAAAAGCAGATTGAACAATCTGAAAATAGATTAGCTAGTTATTCAGCTCAACAAGATCGTGCTAAAGAATCAATGACTTATTATTCTAGTGGCTTAGCTGAATTACAGCGTGGTTATCAAACTACAATTGAAAAAACTGATGCTTATTCAAACCGTTTAAAAGCTGAAGGTGATGAATTAGGTGCCAATAAAGCTAAATTAAGTGGTTATAAAGAAGCTCTATCTAATCTTACGCAACAGTACGAGAAGCAATCTACAGAACTCAAAAATAATGAGTCTAAAGTTAAAGAACTTTCTTCAACTTATTCAAGTGCTAAAAGTAAGCTAGATGAAATGGCTTCTGCTGGGCAAAAGAACTCAAACGAATATAAAGAACAGGCGAATAAAGTTAATGATCTTAAGCTAGCTTTAAATCGTGCTAACGATGCTCTTGATACTCAAAAAATTAGAGTTGATAAAACTGGAACAAGCGCAGCTGAAACAAAAAGTAAAATTAGTGGTCTTAACAATGAGATTAAAGAAGTTAATCCAACACCATTTCAGCGACTAAAAAATAAAATAACTGAAGCTGGGGATGCAGGTCATAAAAGTGAATCAATCTTTAAAAGTGTATTTACTGCTAATTTAGGTGCTAATGCGGTAATTAGTCTTTGGACTTCGTTAACAAGTCATATTGGAGAAGCTATTAAAGCTGGTATGGAGTATGATAAAGAGCAGCAGAAAATGGTCGCTACTTGGACTACCTTAACTGGTCATCACAAAGACGCATTAACGATGGTTGATGATGTTAATAAATTATCTGTCGCTACAGGTCAATCAGCACAACAAACTGATGAACTTGAACAAAAGTTTTATCATTTGCATTCAAATAAAGATGAAGCACATGAAATGACCAAGGCCATGCTCAATATGGCTGATGCTGTCGGTCTTAATGGTCAGCAAATTGATGCAGTGTCTCAAGATATGACAAATGCTTTATCTCGTGGTAAAGCTTCAGCTGGTGAAATTAATCAGATTACCCAATACTTCCCAATGTATCGTGAACAGCTTGCCAAAAGTAAGAATGTTACTGTTCAGCAACTTAGTGAAATGGTTAAGCAAGGTAAGGTTTCAGCAGATGATATGGAAAAGGTTTTTGAACATCTTGGTAATATTAAATATGGGAAAGCCGCTGAAAATATGCTTTCAACAATGACTGGTGCTGAAAGAACTATTAAAGCTCGAATGCCACAACTTATTGGAGATATTGAAAAACCGTTGATGGAAGCTAAAAACCCTATGTATTTAGCAGTTTCTAAATGGGCATCTGATCCAGCAACTGATAAAGAATTTAAAAAAATGGGTAAGGCTACTTCTGATGGTATTAATACTATTACTGCAGCTTTTACTAAAAACTTTAAACCAGAGGACATGGCTAAAGGTCTTAATGGTGTTTTAGATAAAATGGCAAACACGATAACTAATTTCAGCAAGACAGTCGCTAATCATTCTAAAGATATTAGTAATTTCTTTAAAACATTCAAGGATACTGGTGCAATATCGTTTAAACTTTTTGCTAATGAAGCTAGTTTATTATCTAAAGTATTATTACCGTTATTACAATTTATTGCTGATCATCAAAAAGTTATGGTTCCATTAATTTCTGGAATGATGGCTATGGGACAAGCTTCTAAAATGCTTAATTTAGCACTTATGCCAATTGGAATTACTGCAAAGACGATATCAGGACCATTAAAAGGTGTTAGAAGTCTTTTAGCTGGAATTGGTGGGAGCAAAGTTTCTAAAGAAGCTGGGCTAATTACAAAATCGTTTAACTTAATGGGACGTGGAATTAGCAAATCATTTTCGTTAGTAGCTAAAGGTCTTATTAAAGGAGCCGAAGCATTTGCTTTTGTTGGTAAAGCTGCTGGAAAAATGGCACTTGCTGTTATAAAAGCAATGGGTAAGATGGCACTTGCAATGGCAACTAATCCATTTGGTTTGATAATTATAGCAATTACTGCGTTAACTGCTGGTGTTGTTTTAGCGTATAACAAAATTAAGCCATTTCGCGATGCTATAAATGATTTAGGTAAGATGATTGTTAATGTATTTAAAGGTGTGATTGATTTCTTCAAAAATAATTGGAAACAGATTGGTCTATTTATTCTTAATCCATTTGCTGGTATTTCAGCAATGCTTTATAAAAACGTTAAACCGTTTCGAGATTTTGTTAATACTGTTCGAGATGTTATTTTTAAAGGATTTGGAGCAATTGGAAACTTCTTTGGTAGTTTCTGGAACGGCGTAAAAAATGTATTCAATACATCATTAGGGTTCATTACTAAAAACTGGTCTAGCGGTTGGAATAGTTTGAAAAACATTGTTACTTCTATTTTTGGTGGTATTTCAAATTTCTTTGGTGGTGTATGGAATGGAATTAAGAATCTATTTAGTAGTTCACTTAATTTTGTTGCTAAAATTTGGTCTGCTGAATGGAATGGTATTTCAAATGTAGGGAAATCAATTTGGAATGGAATCACTGGATTTTTAGGTGGTTTCTGGAACGGTATTAAATCAATGTTTAATAGTTCGTTAAACTTCATTTTGAACATTTGGAACAATGTTTGGAATACTGTTGCTAACGTCGGAAAAGGAATTTGGAATGGTATTACTAATTTCTTAGGTGGATTTTGGAACGGAATAAAATCTGTTTTCAATTCTAGTCTTATATTTATTTCTAGTGTTTGGAATGGCACTTGGAATGGTATTTTTAGCTTTGGTAAAGGAATTTGGAATGGTATCACTAATGTATTTAATGGTTTCACTGGTGGCATTAAAAACATCTGGAATGATGTAACTAGTTTTGTCGGCAGAATGTGGTCTGGTATGTGGAATGGAGTAATTAATGCTGCTAAAAGCGCAGTAAGCACGGTTGGCCATGTTGTAGCTGAAATTGCTAATGGTGTTATTAGGCCAATTGATTCAATGCTTGGTAAATTAAAAGACGGTATTAACTGGATTTTAGACAAAGTCGGAGCACACCAAATTGGTGGCTTTCATATTCCTTTAGTCAGTTATGCTAATGGTACTAAAGATACACACCAAGGCGGACTAGCTATGGTTAACGATGCGCCAGGAAGCAATTTTCGTGAAATGTATCAATTACCAAATGGACAAGTTGGGATGTTCCCGAATAAAAGAAATATGATTATTCCATTGCCAAAAGGGACTTCAGTTCTCGATGGTGAACGTTCTGCTTCAATGGCGAAAATGATGGGCCTACCTGCTTATAAGAATGGTATTGGTGATTTCTTTGGTGGACTTTGGAACGGAGCTAAAGATATTTTTAGTGACGTTGAAAATATCTTAAAGAATCCAGCTAAGTTCATGGAATCAACATTCAGTCACTTCTTAGGTGGATTCAGTTCAAACATTAAATTAGCAAGTAGTATTATTACTAGCTTCCCTAAGAAACTAGCTGCTGAATCTATAAACTGGATAAAGAAACAATTTGAAAGTATGGAAGCTCCAGATGGTTCTGGTTCAGCTCCAGCTGGTTCTGGTTCAGCTCGTTGGCGTCCTTACATCGTTCGAGCATTTGAGCAATTAGGCGTAGCTCCTGCTGATTGGAAGGTTGCTAAGCTACTTCGACAAATTCAGACTGAATCTGGCGGTAATCCTCGTATAATGCAACAAATTCATGATGCTAACTCTGGCGGTAATGAATCCCGTGGGTTACTTCAATTTTCTGGTTCAACTTGGGCTGCCGATGCTTTACCTGGTCACACTGACTGGAAAAATGGTTACGACGAAATCTTAGCCGCAATCCACGTCTTGGAGCATGGTGGTGAAGGTGGCTGGGGCGGCGTTGGTAATGGTCACGGATGGGAAAACGGTGGATTTCTTAATCATCATCAAATGATTGAAGTTGGCGAACACAACATGAATGAAGTTGTGATTCCATTAGATTCTTCTAAGCGTAGCCGGACAACCGAATTAATGCACCAAGTCTTGGATATGTTATTTGGGAATTCAGATGTAAATCTTGATGCTAAAGTCAACAGTAAACAAGATGATAAAGTAGCAGCCTTAATTAATGAAGTTAGTGAGTTAAAAGATACTGTTAAAGATTTAGTTAATTTACAGATTGAAACAATTAAAGCTCAAAACGGAACTACTAATGCAGTTATTAATACCGCTCAAACTCCACAAGATAGATATAAGCAAGACGCCCAAAATGGTCAATTACTTGGATATCAACAACTTAATGGAGGTATTGCATAATGAAGCCTAAAATTTGGATATCAATTGATGCACAACCAGAAATAGACTTAACTGAGTTATTTCCTTTTGTAAAATTCGATGGGATTGACAATAATAGCCCAGTATTAACTAATAGTTATCAAGATAGCAATGTTAGCGATGGAAATATATTTAACTATGGTAACTTTGGTAAAAATAAAGTTAACGTTAATTTAGACATGAATTTTGGAACTTACTACGATTATCAGGCTAAACGTCAACAGCTTTATGACTTCTTTATGCAAAAGAAACTTTTTAGAATTAGAACAGATGCTGATCCAATGTTTGTTTATTTCTTGCGTCCGGTCGGCTTTGATATTAAGCCATTTCAAGAAGGCGGATGGGATTGTTTTATTAATATTCCTTTTGAAAATCCAAGTGGATATAAATTTAGTCGCTATGATTCACTTAATCAAGCTGACTTGTGGGATGATTTCCCACTTGGTTGGGATATTCCAGCAGTTGATAAAGAAGATTTTCATATCATTAACCAACCAGATTTTGATTTAATCAACCCAAGCTCTATTCCAATAGATCCATATTTACAGAAATGTAATTTTAAAATGGTAATTAGTTATGTAGGTTCAAGAATATCAATTATTAATAATGATAATGATAGCGTGTTTACTTTCACTGGCGAAAACAATTTCAACCGAACGATTGTTCTTGATGGTGTTAATGCTTATGAAAATGAAAATAATGTAAATGACAACACTAATTTTGGCTATATTAAATTAGAAAAAGGCATTAATCATATTAGTGTACGTGGCTGTGAAAAATTTGATATTAAGTTTGTGTTCCCATTTATTTATGTTTAGGGGGTGTTTATGTGGTATTTAGTACCAAAGCTGATCTAGTTGCAAATCGACCGTTATCTGAAAAAATGTTAATCAATTCTTGGAAGTATCGTAAATATTTTGAAAAATCAATAGCTGCAATGAGTAAAGTTGGATTTAAATATGTAAATATTGGGACTTGGTTTTATTTAACAAAAAGCGATGGTGATCCAATTTTTGACAATGAAATCGAAAAAACACAAGTTGCTTTGGATATTTGTAAAAAATATGGAATGAAGCCAATGATAAATTTTAATGGCCAAAACAATGGATATTTGAACACTGAAACATGGTGCAATTTCAACCAAAATCAACTTGAACAAATTAAACAATATTTTAGTAAAATTGTTCAAACGTTTTCTAATCAAGGAATTATTTGGGCTAATCTTAATGAACCAGATAATGTTTATTGGGCACCTTTCAATGAAAGACACAATCCAAGAGTAATTAGTTCATGGGTAAATTTTTCGAAATGGTTTATTGATGAAACTTTTAAATTTGATAAAGAAGCTTTAAATACTCCTTATTCTTGTATAACAAGTGTTGCTGACGAGGGGTCAGATATCACACGTCAAGCTATTCGACAAGGTCTTTTTAGAAGAGCTTTAGGTGGCATTTCTCATCCTTATGTTTATCACAATCATAATAATGGACAGCCAGAAATCATGCTTGAATTACATGAAGGAACAGTAGCTGGTCTTCCATTATTATCTAATGAATATGGATATTCAAAAGATACTTCAGGTGGTGACCATAATCAAGGATATTTCAGTATGGCAGAAGCTGCTAAATATACAGCCCGTCAAACTATCATTCAAGATTATTTAGGTTTTTCAATCATTGGAATTTATTGCGATTTGGGTGATAGTTATTCAATCGAAAACGATGATTGTAGTTTGAATTTGGTTGGTAAAATGACTATGGACCTAGTCAATGAATTAAATGGATATACTATTCAAGAAAAGATTGAAGTTGACTCTCATGATAACGTTTATGATGACATCTACGCATTCAGATATAGTAAAGACAATTGTGTTGATAAAATCGTTTATTGGGCACCTGAAAAAGTTGGCCTACGTCAATTGTCTGTAAATAATAAGATTATTAAATTAAACATTACTGATTATCCACAGGTAGTTGATTATGATGGAGTACCCAATCCCAAAGAATATTTTCTACCAATTAAATCAAATACATCACTTGGAACTGAGGTGATGTATTAGTGGACACAGAAATGATCGTTAAAGGAAATTTTCCAAATGAAAAAGATAGAGCTACTATTGAACGTTCAAGCGTTATAGCTAGTTCTTTTTATTTGCAATGGGAAGAAAATTCAACTTATCAAATACAATTTGTAATTTTAGATTACGGGACTGAAGCATATAATCTTCTGACTCCAAGTTCAATAATTACTTTTCAAGGACAACAATTTTTAGTTAATTCAGCAGTTGAAGATCACCTAATTGGTCGAGCTAATAAGACTGTGGTTGCTACTCACATATTCAACGAATGCCAATGGTTTAGGCAAAAGGAAGTTAAAAATGGGGTACTTACTTATACTCCACAGTCAATTATGGACTTTGTCTTTAAAGACAATCCATATAACTTTACTTGGGAAGTTGTTGGAGATTTTCAAGGACAACAAATAGAAAATTTAGGAAATATGAGCGGTCAAGATGCTTTGTCTAAGATTGTTGAAATATGGCCAGATGCAATAATTTTTCCAACTAATAAGACAATTAGAATTTATCAACATGACAAATTTGTACAATCGCATGGAAATCGTTTGGGACATATGTATAATTCATCTGAAGTTAAGTTAACTTACGATGTTAGTGCAGTAACTAACCAAGTCTATTGTATTGGTAAAGCTAAAGATAAGCCTGATGGTGCCGATGATAACACTCCAACTGAATATTATTTTCCACCATTTTTATATACAGATAACGCATCTGTTGAAAAATGGACACATGGAATACCAAGAGAAATTGCAGCAATTAGTGATGATCGTTTCACTGATGCAGAATCGATGAAACATTATGTAATTACTCAATTAGTTACTGATCCACCGTTAACAATTGAAATTACAACTACTTCTAATCAATCTCCTATTCCTGGTGATAAAGTTCATTTGGATATCCACGAAAATGGACTATCTACAGATGTTGAAGTAGTTTCCTATACGTGGTATCCGTGGGATAAAAACACACCAAATAAAGTTACTTTAAATAGTGTGGCAAAGACTATTTTTGATTACAACAACAGCATTAGAAATAAATTGTATGCTGATTTAGCTAAGCGGAATCAATTAATTATTGATAGTTTAGCTGCCAAAATTAAAGACCAAAATGTTTCCGTTGACCCAAGTAAGAAAAAAAGTAACGAATCAACTCCTAACTGGCAACCAGGTAATATATTCGTTGATACATCAAGTAACAATGGTGATATTAGTGTTAACCAGTTCAAAGATTACTTAAATCAAGGTGTTAAAGGCATTATCTGTAAGCTTACCGAAGGAACTGGGTATACTAATCCATTGTTTGGAAGCCACAAAGAAAATGCAATTAACGCTGGGTTGAAGTTTATTGGTACTTATCATCTGTTCCATGGTGATCCAGTAAATGAGGCTAACCATTTCTTGAAAAATCTACAAGCTAATAATGTTGATACAAATGTTCTGGTAATTGCTGACATTGAAAATACTAGCAATAGCACATTAACTACTAATAAAGCAGAGTTAACTAATCAACTGAAGCAATTCTATGATGTTTTGATTGCAGCTGGCTACACGAATACTTGTGACTATGCTTCTTCGAGTTGGTTTACTAGTAGCTTTGATAGTCAAGGTAAATACAGGTGGATAGCTAATTATAGTAATGCTAAACCCGCTAATGCTGACGCATGGCAATTTACCGACAACTGGAATGGATTAAAGATTGACGCAAGCTATTCTTACAATGAAATTTTTGTCTAAAGGAGGAAATAAATGGCAAATTATGATTACTCACACATTAAAGAATTAGATCCAAATGACTTGTCGATGGTCGATGGATTAATTTTAGAATTTGCTAAATGGGTTCGTACTAAAGGCTATGGTCTTGATGTTCGTGAAGGAATTGCACGATTTGGCGAAAGAATTGGCGTAATTTTGAACGAATATTCCGCTGAAGTGAACTTAACCAAAAACCAAATGGAAACATTAAGCAATGAATTAAATCAAACCATCAGCGGACTAACTCAAGATTCTGAAGTTAAGAATGCCAGAATGAGTTTAGACGGGATTATATTTACCACGTTAAAAGAACGGTTAGACAATTTGGAAGAGAATGCTGGGACTGTTGGTAATGTAGTTGGATCTGTTGATTTAGATGGTAGTTCATTGTTTATTGAAGGCTTAGATAGTCCAAATAGTCCCATTTCTATTGATGTTGAACATAATGTTGAAGATGATGAAATTCCGTTTGGAATTGAAACAATTGATGTCAAAAATATTGGAATTGAAAAAGTTGGGAGTGATTAAAAATGAGTCTTTTTGATATAAGTCCATGGATAGTTAAGAAAAAAGATGGAACAAAAAAGCAAGTTATGCCCCAAACCACTATTAAAGGAGTAATTGGTTTAGAAAAAGAGTTAAATTCTATCGAAACATTTATTGAAAACTTAACTGGGAAAAATTTTGATAAAAATTATCAAAATAATTTCTTAACCAAAAACGATTTAAAAGATTATGTAACCAACAATCAATTAGCTCAATCAATAACTAATTCAAAAGCTTACACAGATTCAATTGTTGCAACGTTAAAAGAAAGTTTACCTACCTTCAATCAACAAATCAAAGATGATGATGATCTTAATAACATTAAAACAAGTGGTACTTATTATCGTGATTTTAGCAATACTATTGTTAAAAATGCGCCAACGAATGATGACAATAGTAAAGTAGGAACATTAATAGTTCTCGGTAGTAACGGACAAACTAATATTACTCAAATTTTTATCACAACAATTAATAACACGAATGTTTATATAAGAAGTCTTAGTGGAACTCCCACTTATTGGTCGAATTGGAAAACAATCAGCAATTAAAACAAAGGAGAAAATAAATGGCAATTGATTATGTAACTGCAAGAAATACGAATACGGGAGATGCACTTTACTTTAGAACTGCATGGAAGATGATTGACGATACACCAAACTTTGTAACTAGCGATGATTTGAATGGCGCAACATCAAGCTGGAGCGGAGTTACTACTAACATTCAGTTGGGACCGGGTTCTTCAATTAAGTGGCGGATTCAAAATAACATTCTTTACATCGTCGGAGGCGGTACTTTAGCCGAAGATCCAAAAGGTGAAATCTTTTTTACAATTCCAGGAATTGCTGGGAGAGTTGCTGAAACCGTTCTTTATGCTTGGAATGCTACTGATAGTACATGGAACCGTTTATTGTCATTAGGAACTGATGGAAATGTTACCCAATGGAATTGCGTCAACAAATTGGTCTTTTCAATTAACGCAGCTATTCCACTTGATGGAGAATAGGAGTATACAAATGGAACTATATATTTACGCACAAGAAGATGGAAGTATTGCTGGATTTTCAAGATTCCAGCCATCAGGTTATAATTTTCCAAAATTAGAAATTAGCGATGAAGATATTGAAAACTTCAGAGCTAATTTTTTTGACTACAAATATTTAAACGGGGAGTTAGTTAAGCCGCAAGAACAGGCATCTAAAGACCAAGAACAGGCAACTAAAGACGATGATGGGGAACTACAAAAACAACTTGCTATGCAGCAACAAATATCTGCTAAAACAGTTCAAGCGGTTGCGATGTGTGTAGCTTCAATTAATGAGTCACAAGCTCAAATGCAAGAAATTAAAAAAAGCAATGATCAGTCAACTTCTAGTTCACAAAGTCCAGTTGACAGTAAGTCATTAACTAGCCAATCACAATCTCAATCAGTTTCAGAAAGTGGTTCTAATTCTGAAAGCAATTCAAATACTGAAAGTGGGGTAACTAAATAATGCAATTTCCTACGTACGACATCATTAAGTATTACCACGATTTAGGCATTAACCAAGATTATTACTGGTACTTAAAGAATGGCAATCTAACGCAAGAGCAATATAACGAATTAACATCACCGATAACAACAACTAATAATTAGCTGTTGTTTTTATTTTGGAAAGAAAGGAGAGCGATGAAATGACATTTGCTGGCTTCAGTATTGAAGACTGGGGAGCGTTAACAGCTCTTATAGCAGTTATTGCTGGTGGAATTCTAACGATGTTCCGCTACATCATCTTAAAGCCACTTAACGACGCAATCAAAGACCTAGGACATAAGATTTCAAGTTTAGGCGAACGCGCAAGACATGATTCACGTGAGAATGCTCAAGAAATTGACGGTTTGGGTGCTCGTCTTACTAATCAAGATAAACGATTAACTTCATTAGAAGTTTGGAAGGATACGCGTGAAAAATATGTTAAAAACAATTAAAGATTTTTTGAAAAAGACAGCTTTAATCAATGAAGATGGAAAAGTTAACGGCGGACTAGTTGTTAGTGTTTCTATGCTAGCAATCGTTCTAATTCAACAAGTTCTAGCCATTTTCAACGTTAATATTTCAGTACATTCTGACCAACTTATGGGAGTAATTAATACTCTGTTAACAATTGGAGCGATGCTAGGTCTTGTATATGATTTCAATTCTGATAACAAATAAAAGGAAGTGACGAGAATGGAAGTGAAAAAGATTATTAAAAATACTGCTTTGCCCACTGTAATTATGAGTGGGCTATTTTTATCTGCTTTTTTAGTTGGTCAACCTGCTCATGCTGCTAAAAATGATCTAGGTACCGACGTTTCTAAATTTCAACCACAGCTAACTAATAATTCGGGTAATGATAAATTTTCAATTGCTCAAGTAGGTGGTTCTGTTCATGGTTGGACATACGAGCAAGCTCCTTATAGCAATCAGATTTATCAAGGTCAAGCAATGAATTATCACATGCATAATTACATTTGGCTTGAAACTGGAGCTAATCAAACTCAAACTAAAGCAGCACTTGATCACTTTTTAAGTGAAATTAAAACTCCATATGGTTCAATTGTGGCTATTGATTACGAAGCTGGTGCAACTGGAGATAAGGAAGCTAACACTGCTAATGCTATCTATGCAATGCAGTTGGTTAAACAAGCAGGATTTACTCCTATGCTTTATAGCTACAAACCTTATCTGAAAGCTCACATCAATGTAGATGAGGTTCTTAAAGAATTTCCTAACTCACTTTGGATTGCTGGGTATCAACGTTCGGGTAATCAGCCAGATTATAATTGCTTCCCTAGCATGAACGGTGTAGCAATGTGGCAATTCGATGATAGCCCACGAGACTTAGATGTTGATTTAACTGGCATTACTGATAATGGATATACCAAAAACACAAACGTTACTCCAAGTGATCAACCCATTGCCGAACCGCAACCAGTTAAAAATGATGAACCAAAGCAATCAACATGGAAGCCTGAAACTTACACGGTTGAAACTGATGATACACTAACAGCCGTATCTGAAAAGACTGGGGATAGCGTAGCTACGATTGTTGCTAACAATGGCATTAGTAACCCCAATGCAATTTATGTTGGTCAAAAATTACTAGTTAACCACATTAAATTTCAACAAGCTATCGGACTAAACCAAAAAGTTCGCTATGTACAACCAGGTGACACTTTAACCAGATTAAGTTACTTGATTGGCGACCGTTGGCAAACGATTGTTGCTAATAATCCAGATGTATTCACAAATGGTTATTACTCAACTATTTACCAAGGACAACCAATTTACTTTTATCGTTAAAATTTAAATAGAATTAAAGGTATCATTAAAGCCTAATCGAATTTTCGGTTGGGCTTTTTTGTTTTGCATAATTTTAAATAAATTAAACTTTTTTGACAAAATACTTTACATACTACCTTACAAGGTAGTATAATATAAATGTGATAAAGGAATAGGAAAAGGAGAATTTAAAATGGAATACACAAAGTTAACTGATGGCATTGAAATTAAAGAAGTTTTACAAAGCAAAAAATCAAACACAACCGAAAGTTACTACATCTTATTTAAAGATGAAAATGGAGATGCTTATCAGTTAGCTTTGAGTGATCATTATGCCGACAATCATTGGATTCCATTCACAGATGATGAAGATGATTTAAGCGATGAATTAACAGACATTATAAACGATGACGATTTAGCAGACTGCATTACTAGCCTTGAATATTATGGATTTTCAAAAGCTAAAAAATACGATGAAAAAGAAGTTAATGAATTAATTGGCAAAGGTAACTTAGATAAAGCTCTAAGCGGTGAAACTTACGATTTGAAAATTGAAACTACTGAATTAACTGAAAACGACCAAGTTTTAAAAATCAATGATAGCGATTTAATGATTAACTACTTACCAAAAACAGAAGATATTAATTTGGTTAATGAATTAGTTGAAAACGAAGTTACAGCTAAAGATTTTTATCAAAAAAATGAAAACTTTTTAATCGCACAAGCTAATTTTTTGGGAGAAAAATAAAATGAATATAATTGATATTTATGCTAAAAGTCATGACACTAATAGATACCAAATAGCTAAAGTTTCCGGCATTGCTCAAACAACTTTAGCCAACTTTAAGGATAAAAGCGTAGATAAATTAGCTGTTAAGACAGTTAGGGCTTTAGCACTTGGGACACATACTAAGCCAGGAGATACGCTTGATGAATTAATTAAGATTAGTGGCAATCCAATTATCCAGTTTATCCGTGACCACAAGAATTTGAACAAAGCTACTGTTAAAGAACTTGAAGATTTAATCATTTGGCACGGTTTAAACGGTGGAAGCTTTAACAACATCTCATTTAATCGCTATTATGACGAAGGACCAGATACAGACGAACGTGCAGAAATTGCACTGGAAAATGTTATTGATTTACTACAAGATTTGAAAGACAGCATGCAAAAAGACGACTAAATTAATAGCCGCCTTTTTTGTTAGAAGAAGTAATGGTCACCAGTTCCTTCAAGTCTTAAATCAAGTATGCAGTTTTCTTTTTTGACGATGAAGTCTTTAGTATCTGTTACAATTACATAAAAGTCTTTAAAATCTTTTACAATCAT